ATGATTACATTTAACTTTACCAAAAAAGCCATACAGGAGCTGCCACCAGCACCAGAAGGAAAGCAGATTGAATACGCTGATTCCGTTGTGTCTGGTTTGCGTGTGCGGGTTGGCGCATCAGGCATTAAAGCATTTTGCATAGCCCGGTACCGGGATAAGAAATTCATCCGAGCAACGTTAGGCCGCTTTCCTGATATGTCGGTCGATCTCGCAAGGGCAAAGGCTTTGGAAATGTTAGGGGCTGTGGCAAAGGACGGCAAAAACCCGAATGATACCCGAAGAGAAGATGCGAATCGATTAATCACACTTGCTGACGCGCTGGCAGAGTACATCAAATCCCGTACAGGACGAATCAAACAGGACACGATCGACCAGTACCAGGGAATCATCAATAATTTTTCCGGCGATTGGCTTAAAAGGCCGCTTGCGTCGATTGACCGCGACGGGGTGGAAGTCCGACATCAGGCCATTACAAATGGCGGCATATGGTTTGGTGATAAGCCTAAGCGTTCTGGTGTGGCTGTAGGAAGCAAATCACAGGCCGACCTATGGGCGCGCGTGCTGCGTGCAATATACCGCTATTCACATGACCATTATCGAGATACGGAAGGGAACCGGCTTCTGCCAGACCCGCCAACGATGGTATTAAGCACGAAGCGCAAATGGCACGGCACCACGCGCAAAACAACCCGCATTCGTAATAATGAGCTGGGCCGCTGGTTGGGGGCCGTTGACACCGTGCGGCGCTATTCTGCAGAGATAAGAGAAGATTTCGCGGTGTCGGTCTGTGACGCTCTGGACGTTGCTTTGTTTACTGGCCTGCGCCGTGGTGAAGTATTCGGCCTTGAGTGGTCCCGGGTAAATATGTCCGGCCGCTACTTCTGGATCGACGAGACCAAAAACGGCGACGCGCTGGAGCTGCCGATCACCGGCACGCTATTTAAAATTTTTCAGCGTCGTAAAGAGCTGCGCAAGGACGGTGATTTGTATGTTTTCCCTGGTGCAAAACGCGGAATAATTTCCGAACCCAGAGATGTGATCGACAAAATCAGCCTTGAAACGGAGTTGGGCGGCGAATATACCCCCATTCGTTTTACCTGCCATGATGCGCGGCGCACGTTCGGCAGCGTCGCAGAGCTTACGGGAGTGGGCTCATACATTCTTAAGCGTCTGATGAACCATAAGACCTTCCGAAGCGCTGACGTAACACAGGGATACTTACATTTTTCCGCCGATGAATTGATGGAACCAGCGCAAAAAGTAGAACGCGCCATTCTGGAACATGCCGGGCTGGTGGAAAAGGCTGGTGGGCTGGATAACCAGCTATTAGCGGTCATGGGAACGATGACTGACGAGGAAAAACGCAGGATGCTTTTTGATATTTTAAATTTTCAAAATAGAGAAAAAGCTAATGATTTATCTTAATCAACATTATTTTTCAAGCGATCGCAAGCCGGGTCCGCTTACAAAAAAAATTATTGATAATGGTCTTTGGGGGCATTTAGGGGAGATTGCAGATCTTATAAATGTCGATGAAGGGGTTAGTGATGATGAACTTGATGCATCTATAAGAGCCATAAAAACACATAGCCAAAGAGATTATGAGCTTGTGCTTCACCTATTCGTTATAAAGCTTCTTAAACAAGCAAATTTTAAAAAATTATCACAACAGGTAAGCGAACATTACGAAGAGATGATGGATGATGAGCGCTTTATTGAGGCTGATCCAGAGTTTATATTACAGGAGTTGCAAAGTGACCTCATGCGTGAAATTTCCTCAAAAACACGGCATAAACATTATGATGAAATTATTCAAATAATTAAAAATACATGGAAAAAATATCCATCAGGAAGTAAAAAAGAAATGGTTAGACAAATTGTTGAACATTTTAAAGGTGAGGTCAATGAAAGTACTCTTTTACGATGGATCAAGAAAGAAAACTTAACCCCCCCACGCCCAGTGCGTTATACCTCATTAAAGTTAGTTTTTCCTTCCAAGCCTTAAGGGTGGCATAGCAGTTATGAATGAGGCATAGCCGCTAAGCATCTTATCAGAAAAAATATTATGTAGATAATTTACCCCGTTGTTACCTATAAATAACGGTGTGAACCCATGAATATTACTCAAATTAAAGATCAAAAATTTACTCGCCCTGAAGCTGCTGAATATATTGGCGTAGCCGCTCGCACTCTTGCGAACTGGCACAGCTCAGGACGGGTAAAAATTCCCTTCTACAAAGTAGGCCGTAAAAAGACCATCTACCTTAAATCCGATCTTGATGCTTACCTGGCATCCGTTCGCCAGTCTGCGTGAGGTGGGATCATGCAGACACAAAAAAGCCGGGTGGCCCCGGCTAATAATTACTCTTTTTTCTCGATACCGCGCTTGTCTAACTCTCTACGTAGCAGGCGCTTAATCCAGCCAGAACGATTATCGTCGCCGTCTTCTTTCATGGCGATGTTTAAGCGTTCGAAAAGATCTGCATCAAGTCGCAGTTGTACAGCAAATCTTTCTTTTTTGTTGTCATCTGTTGACATTGTAAACCTCAAAAACAATAATACTTTTCGAGGTGACAATGTAAACCAATGTCACACGAAAGACAACGCCCCGGAGTGCTGGAACACTGCCGAGGCGTTTAACCACAACATTATGCTAGAGGTAATGCTATGGCTTCCGCTAATAGTACCACATCCGCACGCCCTGAAAATCGCGTGTTTATCTTCCTTGCCTTATCCCGCGCAGATCGGCACGCCATACCGCACCGCGAACAAGTCATTGCCACCAGCGAGCGCGAGGCGCGTCTTATGCTGGTGGGCCGCTATGTGCTCTCTTTCGCTGGCCGCATGTCAGTACCGGGGGCGTATCATGAATAAGCTGCTTACCATGCCGATCCCTGCATCCGCTGATTTATTTCAGTTGGCTGATATGTGCGCCGCTTTCGCTGCTGAGCTGGTGGAAAGTACCGACACCGCCGAAAGCCTGGCATTGTGTGGCCGCTTGTCTTTCGCCCTTACTGCGTTGCGTCCGTTGTCTGACTCCTTCCCGCCGTCGCATCTGGTGGAGTTGTTAACAGTGGATGAACTCCCCGTGCCATGCGTCCCAGATTGCTGGATGGACTCTTATTTGCTTGTGGATTATTCGCAGAGCCTCACACAGGCGCTTTTAACCTGCACCTTGCCGCGTGCCACTGCGGTGGAGTTAACCGGATTGCTTCATGATCTGATTATGCTGATGACCGATTACTTGAAACAACCTTATTTGGATCGTGAGGCGGACCATGATTAAAAAATCACTGACATTCACTGTCACTATTCCCGCGCCGGAAAATTTTACCGGGATGGTTCTTGTTAACGTAATGAAAGGGCAGGCCACTGGCGGATTTACTTTGCGTAAAGATGAATTTGTTACATCGGTAGAAAGTTTTTTTGAATCCGCAAAAATGGCGGGCGCTAAAATAATTTACCCGGCTCGATAAGGAAAAAATAATGGCTAAAAAAATAAATCAGGCTAAGCCTGAGGGCAAAACTCACCCTTTAATCGAGCTTAACACCCGGTGGAAGGATAGCGCGGGCGCAAAAATTACCGTTGTGAAGGTGGAAGAAAACCGCGTGCTGTATATCCGTGACGGATATGAGCATGAATGCGTGTGCTCACCGGATCGTCTGTCACGTGAATTTTCTTTCCTGCCGGAAGAGAGCGAGCTATGCCAGGCCGAAGCCAAAGAGCGTGGACGGAAACGCGCCGCCGAACTGCGCTGCGGTTTGCCGATTACTTTCGGTTCCACCGGATGGGATAAGGGGCTGGTATGAAGAATGCGCCGAACGTAAAAAAATTACCAAAAGACAAATACACCGAAGCAATAATTTTTGCTGGTGCTGATGCCTACGCCCATATGAAAGAGTGGACAGAACAAGCTGGGGTAATGGCTGGTGACACTATACCGCCTGTATACCTGGGCAAAAAGCAACTGGCAGATCTGGATGACCTGTTGATTATCGATGAGGGTCGCTATAACGCACGGGTATACCGCGCCGGGGAACTGTCAAACGACCAGATAAAACAGATTGCTGTGAAGCTGGCGCGCGCTGGTGTGATTAATGCCAGCCTGTGCTAGGGTATCTATTCAAGGGAATCGCCGGAGGACTGGCGCGGGTATATGGAACGACTGAGAGAGGAGGCGGAGCGGGAGGAAGAGAAGAACGCATTGCGGCACAACCTGCCGATAACATACGGTTCAGACGGTTTTGACCGTGAGCAGGATTACACCCTTAAAAGCTACTTACCCGCAAACAGCTTATGCAGCATTTATGGCCCCAGCGGGAGCTATAAGAGCTTTCTGGCGGTGTCGTGGGCCTGTCACATTGCGGCGGGGCGCAGGTGGGCAGGTAAGAGCGTTTCAGGCGGTTCTGTTATGTACATCGTAGGCGAGGGTGGAATAGGTGTGCCGCGCCGCGTGAAGGCATGGGAGAACGTCCACGGCGTGAAAGTAAATAACCTGGCACTGGTTAACCGTCCTGTTTTCCCGGTACGCCGTGAGGAGGTGCTCGAGGTGGTGAAAGCGGCCCGCGCTATTCAGGCCAAAAAGGGGGAACCGGTACAACTGATTGTCATTGATACCCTTGCCCGTTGTTTTGGTGGCAACGATGAGAACGACGCGCGGGACATGGGGGCGTTTATTGAAGGGTGCGACACAATAAAGCGCGAAACGGGGGCCACAGTGCTGGTGGTGCATCATTCAGGGAAGGACGACAGCAAAGGCGCTCGCGGATCCAGTTCGTTCCGTGCGGCGCTGGACGCTGAGTTTAATGTACGGCGTGAGGGTGACGGTGGGGCCATCATTCTGACGTGTACGAAGATGAAGGATGCAGAGGAACCACGGCCCGCAGCATTTGACCTGCGCGAAGCAGAACTCTTCACAGACCGTGACGGGGAACAGGTAGCCTCACTGGTGCTGCATGACGTACCACGCGAACCGCGCGATGTGGATCCCGTCCTGGCAGAGGTAAGCAACCTGAGCGGCAACCACGCGGCGTTATGGCAGTGCATAAGAAGCCGGAAGGCGCGGGGCGAAGTATGTAACCGTGCTGTATTGCGTGATGACATCATAGCGATGGAAGGAGAGAACGGGCGCAAAGCTTTTGGGCGCTGGCTGAATAAGCTGGTTAAAGATGGCCTTATTAGCGTTGATAGCTGCGGTGAAATATCCATGCTGAAAAGCTGATTAAGTGCGCGGAAAGTGCGCGAGGTGCGCGGAATAAGGGGGAAATACCTGTTTTGCGCACTTTCTTTGTATATATACAGAAAAAGTGCGCGGAATTGAAAAAATAGACCTGAAACCCGCGCCATTACTGGACTCAGGCCGCGCGCACTAAGGTTAATTTTGCGCACCTAAGTGCGCGCGCAAATAAGTGCGCGTGAAAGTGCGCGAGGTGCGCGGATTGTTGCTTTCAATTGGCCAAATTTTTAGCCCAGCACAAAGACAGTACAGGGTGGGAAGTGGGCGTATGCCTGCCTTCGACTTCCGCGAAATGGTCACGACGCTCGACAACAAGATAATCACCACATCGCTAAAGGTGGCTAACTATTTTGGTAAACGACACAAAGACGTTTTGCGAGCCATCAGAAACCTTAAATGCTCCGATGATTTTACCCAGCGCAATTTTGCGCCCATTGATTTCATTGATAAAAATGGCGATGTTCAGCCGATGTATAACATCACCCGCGATGGATGCATGATGCTCGTGATGGGATTCACTGGCAAAACCGCCGCCGCAGTTAAGGAGTGTTACCGCCTTCGGGCGGTTTTTTAATGCCAGTAATCAGCACCCAGCCAGAGTTGCGTAGTGATTATTGGTTCTCTGCTCGATCTGTTTATGGGTGGCGGCTCCACTGGTGTGGCCGCGCTGCAATCTGGCCGGAAATTTATCGGGATCGAAATGAGCGAGCATTATTTTGATGTCGCGTGCAGGCGACTGGAAAAAGCGACATATACGCCATTTTAATGGGTCCTTCCTGGACCTCAAAACACCGAGGGTCCGAATACCCGCAAAAACTCACTCATTTTGAACATTTTTTCATTTCTGGTAGTTCCGGTTCCGGTTTGGAGAGAATGCGGTTGTGATGCGGCGTAGATGGGATTCTAAACCGGAAGTCATGTAACGGCGGTTCCGGTTCTGGTGTTCATGGTGGCCGCGTTTAGCAATGTGATATATCTGGTGGTCAGTTGTACTATCTTATTTTTTCTTCAAATGCAGTAGGTTAAAAAAACATGATACCGCGTGACACTCACGGTTTTTGTTTGGTATTTATTCTTTATTAAATAGGAATAGTATATCCCGCAGGTTAAACACATGGTGATGATATGGCAGAATATGATTTATATAGAACCAATGAACTAATTGGCGCTATTGAACAAGGGGAGTTTCAGGCATCCAGCCTGTTTATTGAGTTATTTTTTAAGAAAGAAGTTTTATCCGAAGCTCGCGATATTTCACTTGATTTAATTGATGTACCTGAAATCCCTATTGCGGCTTTTTGTTCGCCTGTTGTGGGATCGACGGTATCGCGTGACCAGGGGTTTGCGACAAAAACTTTCACGCCGGGTTATCTGAAGCCAAAAAAATCCATCGACCCCACAAAACTGGTCGCAAGGAACCCTGGTAAGGCACTAAATACAACCGCAGATAAACGCACTATGTTGGTTATGTCGGCCTTTCATAGCCAAATACAATCTATTGCGGCGCGTAAAGAATGGCTTGCTGTTCAACTGGTCACAACTGGTAAAAACATCATTTCCGGCGAAGGGATTGAAACATACGAAATTGACTGGAATATGGATAGTAAAAATATTATCACTCAGTCAGGAAGTACGGCGTGGTCTTCTCAGAACAAAGACACATATGACCCCAATGATGACATTGAAACGTATGCAGAGAATGCTGCTGCGCCTGTTAACGTTATTATCATGGGGACAAAGGTCTGGAAACTGTATCGCCAGTTTAAAGCCGTTAAATCTGCGCTGGATAGCCGGAGAGGTTCAAGCAGTAATCTTGAAACCGCATTAAAAAACCTCGGTGAATATATCAGTCTTAAAGGCTACATGGGTGATACGGCAATCATCGTGTATAGCGGTAAATATTTTGAAGATAAGACAGAAAAATATTTTCTCGATCCCATGACTATGGTTCTCGGTAATGTCACACATGGAGGGCTTGTTGCCTATGGAACCATACAGGATACCGCAGCGGCCCGCGAAGGGCTCGATGTGGCCTCTATGTATCCCAAGAACTACGTGGTTCCCGGGGATCCAGAAGTGGAATATATGCAGACGCACAGCGCCCCGCAACCTATCCCGGCAGGCATTAATAAATTCGTTTGTGTGAAGGTGGCATAATGTCTACACCGTATACAGAATTACTGGCCGGCACTCAGGAAGTGTGCACAACACTAGTGCCAATGGCGCCACAAGGAACCGTAGCAGCTCTTACCCCGTTGATGTTTGTTGCAGGTACGAACCTTTATAAGGTCTGGGATAATTCAGCGGGTACGGCGATATATCTTACCACGCGTACCGTGGAGACCGGAACAGCCGGGAATGTGCTGGCGCAGGTGTATAAAACTGGGATTTTCAACATTGATGCGGTTAACTGGCCTGATTCCGGTCGAACTAACATAGAAAAATTAACCGCGTTTTCTGGCGTCGGTGTTTCTGTTCAGCCATTAAATGGGTAATAAAATGGAAAATTATTCAGATAATCAGTTGTCTGATTTTGAATTAAGCAAGGTTCGTGAACTGGTAATCCTGTATATCAATAAAGATGCTTCAGAGGCCGAGTTGCGTAAGTTACTGAAGGATCCGGAAACGCAAAAAGAAGTAAGAAATAGCATTGTGACAAAGCGTTATTCATTCTACAGCATTAACCAGGTCGCTAAGGTTACGGGGCTGTCTCGTTCAACCATCTTGCGCATGGAAGCCGCCGGTGATTTTCCGGTGGGCGTGGAGTTATCAAGTAACCGTAAAGGCTATTTAAGCAGTGATGTTGATTCGTGGGCAAGGGTCAGGATGTTAACCGCGGTGGGCAAGCGCCTATTGAAACGCAATCCGTACCCGATGAACGCTCCAGATGTTCCGATGGCGACTTACAGCCAGCGACCGAAAGAAAACAATATTTGATATATTTTAACGCGTGGGCCGTCGCGGGTAGGCTGCGTTAGCTAAAGGTGGGTTTTTGATCCCTCCTAATCAGGCGCGCAGATGAAATCGAAAACGGCAAGCCAGAGGTCACACCATCCTGGGGGATTAGCCCGCCCCGGCGACAAGGGCTTATCATCCATACAAGCAGTGAGTAATGCGGCCCGCCGCCGACAGGTTCGTTGTTTTGTCGATACTTTAAGCAGAATGCAGAAATGCACTCTGACGGTTGGAAAAAGCGACATATACGCCATTTTAATGGGTCCTTCCTGGACCTCAAAACACCGAGGGTCCGAATACCCGCAAAAAGTCGCTATTTATGAGCATTTTCGGGACACCTCCCGCTTCCTTCTTACATTCATATAAGCAATTGTTATTAAGGCATATTATTTCCATAAGGCGGGAAGTCAGAGGTCTGTTTCATGGACAATTATTCGCGTGACGCTTCTATGTTTATTTTATGTTTTTGTTTTGTGTGTTTATTGCTGCATTGCATCTGCCCTTCGAACAAGGCGGAAAACCACGAATTAGTGGTAATAACTGATGTGGCATGTATCGGTAATAACCAATAAGCGAGGATCTGATGGCAATCAGTCAAAAATTCCAAAGCACTGTTGTATTTGGGGGGCGCATAGACCCCTCTTTTTCAAAAAGCACGGACGGGATAAAACAAGCTATAAATCAGACGTCCAGGACACTGAGCAAGCTAACAAAGGAGCAGGGGAAATTAACTGACGAAATAGAGAAAGCAAAAAAATCCGGTGGTGATATAACAGGGTTAACTAAAAAATATGAAAAGTTAGGCGATGAAATTAAGCAGGCAACAACCGAACAGGAAAGACTAAACTGGCAGTTAAAACAAGAAAATAAATGGAGCGCTAAAAAAGCATGGATGAAGTCAGGCGTTTCATTTGGTGCAGGGAAAGCGGCTTCTGCCATTAAATCTGGACTAATGTGGGGGGCCACAGGTGCCGCAGGTTTTGCTGTTGGTGCGCCTGCGGCGGCGCTGTCAATGAATGCTGATACTGCTGAAAAGGTGGCGTTTGCCCGCCATTATGGCGTTGGAGTAGAAAAGTACTCCGCGTGGGACAATATCGGCAAAATGGCAGGTCTCAACGGTGAGAATATTGGTGACATGACGGAGGAATTGACGAATAAAATAGGAACAGTGGGGAATGAAAATACGCTTAATCCGATGTTGCTCCAGCTTGGCCTGAGTAAAAAAATGATGGCAAACTGGAGTCGCGAAAAACAGTTTGATGTGATTATGACCCGTCTATCTAAAATGAAAGACGATAAGGTTGCGGCCAGTCTTGGTGATCAACTCATGGGAGGCGAAGCCAACAAGCTTTTGACCTATATGAAGTTTACAGGTAAAGAGTGGCAAGAGGCGATGAAAGAAGCCACAGAGTCTAATCTATTAACCCAAAAGAATGCAGAGAGTGCGACGCGGGCACACTTTGCCACGCAGAATCTGTGGAGCATCGCGAAATCTGGTATGGCCGACATGCTTGGAGAAATAAGCGAAGGGCTGGAGCCAGAAATGAAACAATGGCAAACAGATCTTAAGGGGTGGTTTAAGAAAACAGGGCCGGAAATTACAAAAGGGATTATCGAATGGACGAAGCCGGACGAAAAAGGTGATTCAGGTCTAACGCGATTTAAGAAAGACGCTAAAGAGTTCGGGGAGGGGCTTTATAAACTTGGCCGCATAGCCTGGGCGGTTGCCGATACGCTGAGTTTTCTGTTACCGGATAGCGACGAAGAGATTCAGAAAAAGATAAAAGACGGTCTGTCGAACGGCTCGCTACCGATCTCTGCGGGCCAGACCATGGCAAAGAATGCCGGGCTGGATAAGTGGTGGAATGAGCAGGGTTTTACCGATGAAAAGGTGAAGCGGATGCGCGAAGAGCGTGACGCGGACAGGGGGGGATTTGACGGCCTGCTTGAATTGCTCGGACTCAAAGAACGTGTAGCACAACCAGTTCCACAACAGCAAAACACCATAAATAACAATATTACCGTTAATGCATCGCCGGGGGCGGATGGTAAGGGGATTGCCGAGGATGTGTCAAAGGTTCTGGATAACTTACACGCCCAGCGCCGAGACTCCGGTGGTATGTGGGACTACCCTGTCAGTGCAGGGTAA